GCAGTTACCTGCACATATTCGCAGGGTCTTACAACTCTATTCGGATAACTACAATTAATTATGAGTGAAACAGCTGCTAAACATTATTTAGACTCAGTAGTCGAAAAAACACTAAAAAATACTAAAGCTAGAGCGACTAGTGGTGCACAAGTATCCTATTTTGTAATTTCTAAAAACGATATTGCAAAAGGTAATAAAGTATCCCCTACTGATAAAGATTTTTCAGAATCTTATACGGAGTATAGAAAAATACTAGCTTCTATACTTAATGAACTTCGTGTTACAAACTATACCGACGCTGACGCTGCTGTAACTGCTATACTTAGTAAACAAACTAACTATGCTGTAGTTTACCTATCGCTACGAGACAATGATGATACGTTATTTATTTTTGCACGTACATACGCAGATATAGGTAAACTACAAACCGATATAGCACGTAAGATGCCAGATGATAAAACTTTTGGTCTGGTTGATCAACGAGCCGATGTGAGCGGCAGCCCAGGCCAGAAATTGTTAGCCCAATATTTGGGCAGATATTTTATATTAAAACTTAAGACAAGCGATAAATACGGTATATATCAAGTAATTAAAGTTGAATTTAAAGTTGAAGTTAAGGGGAAGTTGAAGTCGAAGTTTAAGTATAAGGTTTCGTTAAAACCAAGCCTAGGATATTATAGCAGGTTTGTAGAAAAAGACAAACTTGGTAATTTTAAACCTCCACAACCCTTAAGTTCACAACAACACGGTTATGAGGTAGCTACAAGTAATAATATTATAGAAAAAACGTTGGATGGTTCAATAGTCTTACAAACACTATATTTATCTGCTCAGAATTTAGGTCATATAGAAGACGAAGCCTACGAACAATATGGCACTAAAACAATTGTAGGTGAAAAATTTAGTGACGCATTAGCTCTTTTACCTATATCATCTAGTGAAATATACCTCCAACAAATAAGAACAATATTAGAGCAAGCAAAAAAAAAGCTTTCTGCAGTCCACTCAAAGTTAGGCTATCAGTTTCATAATTATTTTGCCGAAATATTTAACAGTAATCCAAAAATAAGTTTTGATGGAAAAATCGTTTCGATAGTAGCTCTTATATCTCAATTAGGAAAAGGGGTAAATAGCGGAAAATTAGCTGAAGGTGCTCTATCTCCACAGGAACAAAGCATTCAAAATAAGGCAATCGCAGATATAGAAAAAATACTAAACGACGTAATAGTAAATGTGCCTGGAAGTAACACCTTAAAGCAAGATTTGTTTGAGGCTATCAATAATATAACAGTTAGTATAATATCTGGTAAGCCTGTAAAAAAATTAAAACCTCATAAAAAGGTCAAAGGAAATATCAATTTGTCCTTGAAATTTCCTAAAATAAAATTGCAGAGTGTAGGCGGTTCGGGTAAATCTAAATCTAGTTCTACTAAAGAAAAAACCAGTTCTACTAGAACTGCACAACTACGTACCACAACAGGCCAATTTTACGGACTAGTCCCACTACAGAAGTTATTAGATGCTACCTTAGTGCAGCGAGTAAAAGACAACATGGGCACCGGAAGTCGCCGAGATATTTTAAATCTACGAGAAGGTAGATTTGCAAGATCAGTAAAGGTAGAGAATCTTTCACAATCACGAGAAGGCATGATCACTGCTTTTTATACCTATATGCGGCCTCCTTATGATACATTTTCAGCAGGTGGTCGGCAAGAGGTTCCTAAAACGCGAGACCCTAAACTGCTGATAGCTAAATCAATTAGGGAAATAGGAGCCACCATGGTTGGAAATAGAATGAGAGCAGTACTAATATGAGCCGCAGAACCTCAATTGTAAAAGCATTAGCTGAAAAACTAAAGATCATTGATGGTACCGGAACTTATAAAACGAATTTATATGAAGCAGCATTTCCGTTTCTTAAATTTTGGGACGAGGTAAACAACTTTCCTTCAATTTATGCAACTGCTGGTTCAGAGTCACGAGAGTATTTGCCGTCTGCATTTACTTGGGGATATTTAGGTATAGCTTTAAAGGTATATACCAAAGGCGAAGACGCCCAGCAATTACTAGAAGATTTACTAGAAGATGTAGAAACAGTTATTGATGCTAACCGAGTATTAGTTTATGATACTGCAAATAACTATGAAACTACTGAAATCTTAATAACTTCTATAACTACAGATGAAGGCCTCTTAGCTCCGTACGCAGTTGGAGAAATAAATCTACAAGTGCGTTATGCAATGATGTAATATTTAAAGTACTGCAACAGATAAATGTCTAGTTAAAGTACTTGAGTATTAAAAATAAATAAAGGAATAGCTATGGCAGTTAATTTAATTCGTAATGCTAGAGTGTTTTACACGTCTAATGTAGACACAGCTACTGGTATCGTTGGTACCGCTGGTTTTACTGTGGATAACACTCGTGAAATTCAAGTTCTTGATGGACTTAGTTTTAGTCAAAATACCACTAGCGATGTAGTAACCTTAAACGAAGCAGGTGCTACTCCTGATCGTGGTCAGCGTAGTTTTAATACTGCGTTAGATCCTGTAGATTTTAGTTTTTCAACTTATATTCGACCCAAGTTCAGCAGCAGCTATGTACTAGCTGAAGAAGCAGTTCTTTGGAATGCTTTCGCGTGCGCAGTTGAAGCAGCTCCATACGGTACAACAGCAGCTCCAGCAAATGCAGCTTGGGTAGAGACTACTGGTACCGCAGGTGCAGCTCTATCAACACTATCGTTTGCTCACTCAAGCAAAAACCAACTTCTTAAGTTTGGTATGATTATTCTACTAGACAGCGCAGCTTACGTTATAGATAATTGTGCTTTAGATACAGCAACTGTTGATTTTGGACTAGACGCTATTGCAATGATTGCCTGGACTGGCAAAGGTACTACTTTACGTAGTGTAACTGCAACTGCAGGTACTAGCGGAAATCCAGTATTTGGTGGTACTTTAGCAGGTACAGCTCTAGCTAAGACTACAAGTGCCCCTTACCTAGCAAATAAATTATCAGTTCTATCACTAGATTCTGGATTTAGCGGCGGAACAGCGTATACTTTAGCTCTTACTGGGGGCAGCTTAACTATATCAAATAACTTAACATATTTAACCCCAGCTAACTTAGGTATCGTTAACCAGCCTTGCACCTATTTCACAGGTACACGTGCTATTAGTGGTACTGTAAATGCATACCTAAAAAGTGGTACTACTGGTGATGCAGCTAACTTATTATCAACTATGCTGACGAGTAGCGCTACAGACGTTGCACCTGTTTTCAGAATGGCTGTTAGCGTCGGCGGAAATAGCGGAAACTATGTTAAGTTTGACATGCCTGCCGCTGTACTAACTATTCCCACAGTTAATACAGAACAAGTTGTTTCAACCGCTATTAACTTTACCGCACACGGTAGTACCGGCAGCGCACTTGATATTCTAGCAGAAAACGAGTTAAGCGTAATTTACAATGCTGTAAGCTAAAGTTTTTCACGGAGTCGGAATTGATCACCGACTCTATTTTTTCATATAATTAAAGGATTAATCCCACATGTCTAGTTTGTCGTTAAAAAGTTTATTGGTTCCTAGCAAAGCTGTAGAAGTAGAGTATCCTGGATTTCCTGGATTTAAAATTCAATTGGCTTTTTTATCCCGAGAATTGTTGCTAGGCATCAGAAAAAAGTCTACAAAAACTACGTTTAAAAATCGTCAGGCATCAGAAGATTTTGACGAAGATACATTTTTAAAACTTTATGTTGAAGCTGCTATTAAAGGCTGGTCAGGACTAAAGTTAAGTTATCTTAATCAACTTGCTCCCGTAGACATTTCTGACCTAGATGCAGAAGACAATCTAGAATTTACTGCGGAAAATGCTCTTTACTTAATGAAAAATTCTAGTAATTTTGATGCTTTTATTACAGAACAGGTTAGTGACCTAACAAATTTTTCCAAAGCCAGCTCACCAGTGTAAGAGAATCTCTTACTTCATACATGCAAAATAGTTCTGTGTCTATGACACGCGAGCAATATTTTGAAATGTGTGAAATGATGGGCTCAGAACCTATAGAAGAAGAAATACCGGTTGAGATAGATGATTTGCCTACCGAAGCCCAGACTGCCTTAGAGTTATATAACATACTTCAAGACCAGTGGGATTCCATGGTAGGCAGATACGAAGGAAAAAATTTGTCTAGTATAAAACATATATTTGACATTTGGGATATAACTCATGATGAGCAAAAATTGATGTTAAATCTCATACTAATAATAGACCAAATTAGATCAGAAGAAATACGTAAAACTTTAGGAAAATAAAAAAGCCCGCTCTTTCATAGCGGGCTTTTTTGTTTGTGAATTTTATATTTGATATTTTTCTACCCTTGTGGTATAATGTACAAAAGGTAAATTTATGCATAAAATTTTGCATTGATGGGTATGCGGAGGAAATATGTCGAACAATACAATTAATGTTGATCTTAACTTACGAAGTAATATAAATCAAGGCACTAGAGATGCTCAGGGCT